AATATCATCCTTTCGCTTTTAATTGATATTCATTTTCAATTATAGATTTTTAAAAATAATAGTCAATACTTATACCTATCCTACTCGATGGAATGAATGTATTTCGTTAAGCCATAATTAACTTATACATTGTTTTTAACGTGTGAGAGAATTTTTATTATCACATGAAAGCTTTTTGATATAGATGTTTGTGAATAAAAAAATAGGCAAGTACCGAAGTACCTGCCTGTTATCTACATTTAAATCTTGAGAGAAATGTTAAAAAGTTCTAGTAAAATAATAGCACATTTTATCTTTAAATGTAAATAGAAAGCAGGTGTGTAACGCACCTGCTTAAATAGACATGAATATGTCATTCTAACTGATTTCTCCCCATAAGTCACCTAATACCTGATTAGGTGGGGCAGAACCATTCCATGTTCTAATAGGCAAGTAATAACGTTGCCCCTCCCGTTTATATAATACCCATAAATAGCATTTATATAACTAATATATGCAATTTTACAAGACTCAAAATTGAGTTCTGCCGTAAAATCATAAACATTTAGTATGGAATTTTAGTTTCACCATTTGATGTTATGTGTTCTTTGCTGCGTTCTGGCTCAGGAAGAGTTGCGATTTGATACAAAACATTTAACCCTAAATTTAACGACGTCGTTAAATTTGAACCTTCGTACTCTTCACTAACTTTCATAAATCTATGCGCTTGTTGGTTGCTTAGCTTCACTTTTTTAGCCACTTACCAAACTCTCCGTGCGCTAAGTCATTTTCTTTCACATGCTTCAATCTTCGGCCAGTCTCGAATATCGACTGACCAGCGATGTTTGAAGTCGTATTTCACGACGTCACACTTACGATTAGCATATCTAGTTACAGAATCTTATCCCCCACTGCAACACAGGGCGTTTCTCAGCGTCTTAAAATAAAAAAACGCCACTCGTAAGTGACATTAAAAAATATCTTTTATAACATATCCAGTATTTTTGTTTGATCTGGAAAATTCATTTTTGTATATAGGTCATCTATAGTAATTGTATAGAAAGAATGTGAATAATTACTTATTAGTTTATCCATATTTTTCATCAATTTTATGTAATCATGTTTATTCAAAAATAGACATAGTGAAATCAACAAATCGAATACATAACTACCATTCATTGTAGGAACGTATTCTTTATCGTATATTTTGTTATAATTGGCGAATATATTAGCTCTACTTTTAGCCCTGTCTATTTTATAATCATACAATCTTTCTTCATGCGCACACACGTTACGAAACATATGTGCTTGTTGTAGTATACTGTCTACATCTGATGGAGTTATTTGAACACGTGTTTTATAATCTCTTTCCAATTTCCTTTTATAGTCTTTAGCAACTTCCAATCGAAGATCATCATCCAAATTGGAATACATTTTTGAAACATTACCTAAAGTTAAATAATTCACCAATATCCATAGTGGCACTCCATTATGAGTATTAATATAATGTTTTAATGGTTTATTTTTTCTATTACTCATAACCGAGCTAAATGTAGCAACCATTTTCACGATGCTATCTGTCTTACTTGTGTCAGATGAATAATTTTTAAAGTATAAATATGAATGTGGTTCTCTATATTTTTCGCTAAAATAATATGAAATTCTTGATTTAATATGAGTTTCAAATACTAACAAATACTCTAATAAAACATTCCTAAATTTTCTATCTAGTTTGTATAAAGAAAAGACTTCTTTAAAATGAGTACCTTGCTTATATTTATCAGGAACCAAAAAATTACCATTAACATCTAGTTCTAAAAATAAATCTTTATAACCATTTATGATATTATAATAATTTTCATTTTCTAAATCTCTTTTAGCACTACTCGGTACTTCCATTCCTCTTCTTCTTAGAATTTTCAATTGTTTATTATGACTTTCAAATGGCTTCATAAATTTACCCCTATAAAAGTAGCCATAACCCGAATAGAGTTATGGCTAGATCGTTATATATATAATACATTTAATTTTATCGGTTGTAAATAAATAAGAAATAACAAAAAGAGATATTTTACACAATTACCTCCTTTATTTTATTGCTACTCCTCAAACCCACCAATATTATCAATAAACACTGGTGTTGTTACATTTAAGTCTACTTTCTCAGTAAATAAGCTATGGTATCAAACTAATTAGTATTAATTTATAAATAGCATAGCTTCATTTTCTTCAATCCTCTAACGGTATATCATCCACAATCACAGTATGGTTAGGATTAGCGTTAGATACATCTTTTACAGTTTTATCTAATTCCTCATCGTCTCCGTCCCATTCACCAATATTAATGAATATAGGGACATTCCCGTTAATATCATGCTTATCTGTAAATAACTTATGGTATTTCCCCAACATATCACGAGCTTTTAAACGATCACTAGGTTTTATTGGTACCTCTATCAGTTCAACATGTTCATTATAGACTAATTGTACTTTGCCACTTTGTGGATTCTCTTTATATTCTCCACGCTTTACTACAACTTCTTTCGTTTCTGTTTCATCACCGACTGCCGCATTCGTAAGCACATGTAGTAACTCTTTTGCGGTTAATACATTCTCATCTATAATCTTATCTTTTTGTTCTTGTATATATTGCTTGATGTGTGGCTTCTTCAATAACCTACACCCTGTCACATGTGCGCTATTTGCGCTATAGCCTGCTTTTATGGCACTTTGTGTTACATTAAGTGTTCTTATATACTCATTCACAAAACGCGCTTGTTTTGCCGTTAACTCACTCATTCTATCACCTCCACAATTTTATCTAATAAGGTTTCATACCATAATCTTACAGATTGTTCTGAACACTCTAAGACATTGCTAATATCTTTAAAACTACGTCCTTGTATTAAAGAATCGAAAATATAAAACTCTTTATCATTAGCTACTTGGTCAACAATCATTTCTAAGTGATTCTTTACAATATGATCATCAATGTTATCGTCTGCCATCCATTCATTAGAATTTTCATCACCTATTGAAAAGAATTCATCGGTATTTATTTCATCATCTATCAACACATCACTTATAGTTCGCTTATGATAATCACAAACGAAGTCTTTTATTTGCTTTTTATCCATTGTTACACCACTTTTACATATGAAGATTGGTGATATGCATTTACTCGTGCAATCTTACTGTTTTCAATTGCTGTATTTCTTTGTTTTTGACGTTCTGAACGTTGTTTAATACTTGCTTGATACAAATCAACTTGTAAGCGTTCAATGACGTTGTAGGGCTTATATCGTCCATTTGAACGCATATATTTTACAACTTGCTTCTGCTCTTTTTCTGTATAATGATTTAGTACCTTTTTCAACAACGCCATATTATTTATAGATCTATTTTTATAGTTTTGTAACCCTGCTTTTGTTTCAATAATTTTGATAACTAATTTTTCAATCGGATATGAGACAGACACGACCCCCATTATTTCATCACATGTTGTGGTCGACGCACTCATATGGTACATACTTTCAATTTGGAATTCACACATCTTAATTTTTTTATTAATAAATGCTGGGTTAAATTGCGTTAATAGTTGATACTCAGATAGTTTATTGTCGCCATTACGATAATATAAACAATTCTTCGTTTTAAGCAGTTTCATTTATTCACCCCTATAAACAGAGCCTACCCGAATTGGATAGGCAATCATTGCTATTTAATAATCCTGTTTTGCTTAGCTAAATTTTGTAGCGTTGTACCATATTGCTTTTGCTTAGACTGTTCTGATTGTTGTAACTCACTTGAAATCTCCTGCATATTGTTTTTAATATCCAAATCAACTGCATTTATTAATAGATTTGTATCTGCTTCATTTAAACCAAATGCATTTGCGACCTTTTTAGTATTATTTAACTCGTATTTTGTTTCCATTTAATTACCCTTTCTTTTTAACGTTTTAAAAACAACTTGTTATTGTGTTCGTATGGCAAATCATTACCATTAATATATGATGTAAATATATTTTCTCTAAAGTAGCCATTCAATGCTTCCCTAGCCTCTTTATCATCATATAATTGTTCTTGACTATAAATACTCGCATATTGCTGATGCTCATCTTCATATCTATCATTAATATCTTCTATTTCATCAATGATCTCATTATATGCATCGACTACTTTTTTTAATTTACCTAAAGCTGATTGCTTTTCTGATTCGTATAATGATGACAACTCGCTTTGATGTTTTAATAATTCAATTGTCTTTTGATATTTAACTTCTTTCGACACACTTTTCTTTGTCTCTAAGCGTTTATTAAGTGCTTTTAGTTTCTTTTCATCAGCATCTGTTGCTTGATATAGGTTATCTGCTTTATCATCTTGTCCATCCATGATTAACTGTTTATATGTGGACTTATCTATCTTTATTTTACTCTCCAATGCATTACGCTCTTGTTCCAATTCTTGTATAGCCTTTTGTTGATCTATTACAAATTGGTTGTATTCTTTAAAGTACGATTCAGTTTTCATTTTTATCCCCTTTACACTTTAATTCGTTTCAAAGCTTCATAGCGTTTCATACTGCCATCAGCTAATTTCTTAATACTTCTCATCGCTTGTTGCTTTTCTTGTTCTGTCGTAATGATGTAATAACCACGTTCACTAGGTTTATAACTGCATCCGATAGGATAGCCATAATCATATACTAATGAATTGATTACTCTTCGTAACCATCGTTCATTGCTTGAATTATATTCATATCCCAATTGATTTAAGATTTTAGTTTTAGTAATATACTTATTGGACGTATTTTTTATCACATTGAAAACTTGCAGGTGTTCGGTGGGTAAATGATACGTCTCTTTTTCTGCGATACTTTGCATTTCTACACCTCTTTCTTTTAATTATTTCATACCTAAATTATACCATTTTTACAGGTCTAAAACAAACTTACGTTCGCTTTATAGCGCGTTTTATCAATTGTTTAGCTTATCATATATAACACTTATAAAATCATGTTATAAACTTAACGTTAGGCTTTTCACATTAACCTAATATAGAACTTAAGTTCGGTAAAATAACACGAACAAACAGCGAACAAACTTAACTTTTAGGCCTATGCCAAAAACACAAACTTTAGCTTGTATTAGCGTTAACAAAGTTCGCACACCTTGCACAAATCTTGCCATTTTTTCAATTCTCAAAGACTGTATACCTTCCGATTTTAAAAGCCAACACCTTCCGAAAACCTTACCATTTTAAACTGCTATACCTCGTATAAAATCATAGTATTTTATTAGGAGCCACACACTACATGTGACCCCTCATAACATTATTTACTCAAGCTATAGTAAGACGCTTTTAGATCATTCAATTTACGTTCTAAAGCCTTGTAATCCTCTTGTGTCGCATTCTCATCTTGTACAAACTCAGTTACTAATTTTAATCCCTCAACTAACTCTGGTGCTGGTTCATTGATTCCCGTAGCTAACTGATACAACATTTCAATATTCGCTATCACATCAGTATTACTTGATTGAATGCCCTCAAGTGTATCTGTATCAAATCCATTTTCTAGGTACTCAAACACATCACTATTATTTGATTCTGCATATGTTTGTAATCCATACATAAAATACTCATCTTCAAACAAATGACTAGCCATCATATCACTAATAGAAAGATGTTTACCGTCATGTAATTCATAACCTACATAATGCCCCTCTATGCTTCTTATAAGCCCCTCAGTGTGCTTAGGTGACGCTAATTCAAATGATTGCCTTACTTTACAATCTTTAATATATACATGACCGAATAGCTTGCTGTTCATCATCACGTATACCATATCAAATGGATCATTGTATAACTTAAAGCAACACGGTTGCACTTTACTATGTTCTAATAATCCTGTGTAGTACCTTAGTAACGTGCCTGCTCGTGTTTCAAATTGGTTTACGATAGTTTCTAAGTTCATTTGATTTTCTCCTCTTTATTTATTCTTAATACCATAGGCACCCATGAGGGCACGTCAGTTTGTTGTCCATCTTCTGGATAACAAATAGCTAATGGTAAATTAGGAACTCTACCATCCAACAAATAACGCATTATAAAACTACCTCTATACACTAAATCAAGTTGTTCACTTTTAACTAATTCAATCAACGCAAACATTGTAATTTTGTTCCATCCACTCCAAAACACAATATTCTCATCCTTATCGTGTGTGATACTAGTTCTCCCTATATAGTCGTGATTTATTTCTTTAAACAAATCTTCTAACTGATATATCGGTATCTCCTTATATTCTTTCACATATTCGTATATATACTTTTTAAGTTGTTCTTTATCCATGTGTAACCTCCATATTTATATTGATTGTGTACCATACACAGTTAAATACACACCTTTTTTTACTTTCGTGTACTGGTTAAAACATTGATATATATAGCCTCGTGATAATTAGTACACAAAGTACACAGAAATTTTAGTGATAGTTGTATATTATTTAGAAATCTACGATAATTAATTTATTAATTTTAACTATGACTATATATTTATATGTGTACATTGTGTACTTCGTGTACTATCTGCATGTAACTGTTGATATTATTGAATTTATCGAGTACACATATTTTAAAATTGAGTGTGTACTTGTGTGTACTAATAACTTTCTGTATATGGATTATGTGAAATCGAGAAATCAAATCCTAGTTCTTCAATTATTTCTTTTTTAATCGCATAACCCAGATGCCTTTGAGATTTATGTTTTACTTGTTTTTGAATTCTTTTTTTATCTTTTATTAAATAACCTTTTTTGTCCCATTGCCCTGTAATCGTCTGCATTTCGTGTCCTAATTTATTTTTAACAGTTTCGTTTTTAATACAAAGAAAATCATGTTTATATACCGCTTTAACATCTCCGTAATTTACTGAATCATAACCGTCACCTACAATATTATTTCTATTCGCATCTAAATATTGTAATAGTTCCTCTAACAGTTGCTTAGGTTTATCAATCGTCTTATTGTTTTTAACCATGCTGTCATAGGCTTGTTCGATAATTTTAAAATGGTCATGTTCAAACCCATCAATATCATTCAAAACCTCACCGGTAACTTGTAGTAACGCAAAGGCACGTCCTAAACGTTGCATGATTTCATTACTACCTTTTTGATTAAAATACCGTTGATAGCTCTCAAAAGCGTTCTTATACACGTCTTTTTTAGACTCATATTGTTTAATAAATGCCAACCCTAACGTTCCATAGTTCTCCCTAAACGATTTGTCTAATGTGGTAAAATCAAAATTATCTGGATATGGTGGATCTTGTAGTGTAACTACACGTGCTGATACACCCGCTTTTTCATCAGCCATATTTGCGATAGATGATTCACCAGTAGAAATTAAAATATTTCGCCATTCTTTTTTAGCATTTAGCGTTAAATTAATATTACTTCTCGATTTACTTTCACCACTAGAAAAGTTATATGTGGTACTGGTAACAAACTTAGGATGTGTGTTACGCGTATCATCTTTAAACATTGGAAATGAGTTCAAAAATGACGCCATTGATTCAATACTATTTTGAGTAGAACTCCATGTCGTAATAAGGTCACTGGTTCCCCAAACACTTGATACTAAGTTGAGTGTGAATGTTTTACCTGTGGATGTACTACCTGATATTTCTACAATAAAGGGTTGTAATCCAAATTCTCTTAATAAAACTGAGCCTAAAGATGCATACAACATAACCATTACCATTGGTAAATCTTTTATTTGAGCAAACACCTTTTTAGAGTAACCTTGTAGTGTTCCTTTACTTCGAAAAGAGTCTATTAACTTTTGAAACCCTTTATCATTGCTAAACAACTTGACATTGCTGTCTTTCATTACTTCTTGATAAGGATAAATAAAATAACCTTTCACATGCCCCAAACGCGTTGCAACTTTAACATTTAATGGTGGATTATACCTTTTAGATACATTAATATAGTCAACAAGTTTAGTAGATGTCGACGATGTTACATCTAGCTTTTTATTAACCAATTTCAAGAGTTGACGACTATCTGAAATTTCTTCGGCACTCACAGCTATATTTACTGGCGTTTTATTGTCATAGAAAAGCATATTAAAGCTAACTTCGTTACTCTCAATATCTTCAAAGCGTTCAGTAATTTGAGGGATTGTATTTGTGATAAAAACCTTTTTATCTGGTTCGCCTTCTTTTTTACTTGGTATAAGTTGGTATAAGGCAACACCGCATTGATGATGTTCAATTTCATAGCCTTTCGGTATAATTTCTTGTAAGGCACTATCTTTTTTATTAATTTTTTCAATTTTATCAAGTACATCACTTTTACCTGTTTCCATACAAAGCTCCTTTCTAATTGTTATAGTGTTTATTTAATATCGATTGAAAAGTAGCGTTGATTTCTTGTTCTTTCATAGGTGGTTTACATGCGAATTGTCCCCATAATAAAGCAAATGAATAAACAATATAATCATTAACGTGACATCTCAATAAATGCCCAATTAAGCTAGCTAGTGCATTGTTACGATTGCCTTCGGTTGTTCCAAAGCATAGCTCGCGCCAGTACTCACTATCGCGTCGAGTGTATCCTATGACATTAGGACTAGCATTTGATTGTTCAAACTCCTTCGACCACTGTTCGAGCATATCAACATTCATAATTGGACAGTCATTCACTCGCTTAATAAATATGTGTCCTTTTTGAATAACTGGTAACGCAAAACATCTACTTGGCTGATATGAACCTTCATCCACTTTATGGCCAATTTTATTTGCTAATACTTTTGTATATTTACGATAATCATCTGCACTTATTCGCTCATTCAGAGGGATATATAGGCGTATTCTAGCTTGTTCAGTTGTATGGCTAAACGATGTGTGCCAATACCATGCAACACTGCTTAAAACTGAGCTGATTGCTTCATGTAATTGCTTTAAATCATTTATTTCATCATAATCAAGTACAATCACATCTCTGTATATGACATTAACGTCATTGCGATGCTTTTTTATTGTTTCACCATGATCATTTGCACCGTCTTTAATATCACCGTACACAGCAACACCACGTGCATACTTATAATTCGCTTCTATAGGCACAGACAGTTTATTAACCAACTTACTCCATTCAGGTTTTGAAAAGCTCTTAAATGAACGTGAGTCTAAACTTTCATAATGTACCACTGAAACATGTGTGTCATATTCTAATTTAATTTCATTCATTTTTTGCACCTCTTAATGAAACAACAGAGCAAAGATGTTATAATAAGAATGTGTAATTTCTATATTACTCTGCTACTTTTATTGAATTCTTTGCGTCATCTGATTCCTCGCCAAAGTTCTCAGATGATGCTTTTTCTATTTCATAAAACTTTTCGATAATATTATCGAACTGCTCTATATAGAGATGGAATAAATCAAACATTTGATTATTGTGAATACGTCTCTCATGATAAGAAAATCCCTCTCCAATTAATTCATCTTTATTTAAGACATGATTTGGTTCATATGGATATAGCTCATCAAAATGCCAACCATTACTATCCTTTAAATCCTCAAAACTATCTTTCAACAACTTTAAATCGCTAAATAAATCTTTAATTTCCCGATTCATTTTTATTCTCCTTTCTCTAATTGAAAATTATTCTTTAATTCTTGTGCGCACCATTTCATTATCAATTCTAAGTGCTTTTCACGACTGATCTCTGAAACCACTTCAATACCATTAACATATTCTGTGTGTTCATAACTTTCCAAATTATTCACGACACTTAACTCAAGTTGATAAACCACGTGTTCTATTACTTCTTTTTATTCATTATTCATTTTCTAATCCTCCTGTTAAATTACATCCTAAAGTTATTAGCCAAGCATAAACGCTAAAAGCAACATACATATTCGATATTGCTAGTAATAAAATTGTTAACAATGAAACTAAGCAAATATAAGTTAAGTACATTTTCATTGCCTTGCCTCCAATAACTTTTTGATATTGACTTGTTTAAAGTCGTTATTCTGGATATTCATATGAGCAGTAAGCTGTTCCATGAATTCATCTACATCAGACTTTTTGAATCTATACGTAGATCCGACCATATAATATTTCATGCCATTATTAATAAGTAATTCTTCAATAGTAGGCTTACTTAAATTCAGATAGTTAGACAACTCTTTGTAAGTCATAAAATATTTCTCTTTCGCTAATTCGTCCACACGTGCATTGATAGCCTGCTCAAGTAACTCACGTGCTTCATCTTCATCAATATTAATGTTGAACATTGGTTTATGCCTCCTTTACTTCAAATTCAAATAATTCATTTACCTCAACTTGTAAAACTTCTGCCATTTTCTTAGCTAATTTAGGGCTTGGAATCTTTTTACCATTAATAATTTGGCTTAAATAAGAAATTCCAACACCTGTTTCACGTGATAAATCAGATAAATTAAAGCCTTTTAAGAACATGGCTTCTTTAAACTTTCTAGTATTCGCTAAAATAGTCATAATTAAAATCCTCCTTCGTTTTTGACTGACTTCTCAATCAATTTATAACTTTATTATACATAATCGTTTTTCTTTTGCAATAGTTTTTCGACTGACTTCTCAATCATTTTTTATTTTTTTGTACATAAACGTCCAAAAAAATGCTATTATTAACATAATTAGGAGGTTTGTAATGATTAGAAATAGATTGTCTGAACTACTGTCAGAAAGAGGACTAAAAATATCTCGTGTTGCAAAAGATGTAAAAATAGCAAGAAGTTCACTTACTTCAATGGCACAAAATGATTCTGAAATGATAAGATATGATGCTATAGATAAATTATGTAGTTATCTGCACATATCTCCTTCAGAATTTTTTGAACATAATCCGATCAATTTTGACTTTACTTTTGATGAAGAACCGAATTATAAAATTAATGATGTTTTCGAGGGATTTGAAGTAACTGCAAACATTACTCACGCTTTTTCGATTGAAAATTTTGACTTTGAAATTTTAGTAGACGTCGAATTAGATAATAGGCAAAAATTAAATTTTGACTTAGACGTCTCATATAAAGAAACTGAAAAGATAACTAATTCACAACATAGATTTATTTTCACGATTAAAAATGAAGATGAAAATATCGGATTAAAAAAATACGTTGATAGTTTATCTGCAGGCCTTAAAAACTTGTTATTTAAAAAAATTAACCAAAAGTTAAGTGGGTATGTTTCTGAAATAATAGTAAAAAATATAGACGATATTGAAGAGCTTTTTCCAAATAAAGGCGAAAAAAGTACGACTCTACATAAAGAAATTTTACAAACTGATAGCCGTTTATCTAGTGATATTTTTAAAGAATATTAATCGAGGTGATCAAATGGCAAGTTATGAAAAACGCGGAAATACATGGCGCTATCGTATATCACTAGGAAAAGACGCAGAAACGGGCAAATATAAATATATTTCAAACTCAGGTTTTAAACGCAAATCAGACGCTAAACATCACGCTGAAATGGTTGAGCGTCAATTAAGAAATGGCGATTATATCGCACCGTCCACATCTACATTTAAACAGGTTGCTGACGATTGGATATCACAATATGCTAACGAAGTAAAAGTAAGTAGTGTCAGAGCACGCGAGAAAGCCATACATCATGCTATAGAACGCTTTAAGAACAAACCAATACAAACTATCAAAAAACACGATTATCAACGTTTTGTAAACGATATAAGCATACAGTATAGCAAGAATTATGTTGATAGCATTGTAACCTCTACAAATATGATATTTAAGTACGCTTATGATATGAAATTAATAAGAATATTGCCTAGCGAGGGTATTAAACGACCTAAAAAGAAAGTTAGTGTGGAAGAATTAGAAGATACTGAGATACATAAAAAGTTTCTTGAAAAAGATGAATTATTTCAATTTCTGGAAATTGCCAAAAATCACCATTCGCCACAAAATAGCTTTGAAGTGTTTTATACATTAGCATATACAGGCATGCGTGCAGGTGAATTATTGGCATTGAAGTGGTCTGATATAGACTTTGAGAATAACACAATCAATATTACAAAGACTTATTACAATCCGAATAACAATAAAAAGCAATATCAAATACTTACGCCAAAAACTGAAAGCTCAATCGGAAAAATTTCAGTTGATCCTCATGTGATTAAATTACTCAAAAATTATAAAGTGGATGTACAGGACACATGGAAAAACGAGTTGTATGTAGATAACAATTTCGTTTTTACTGATGTTAACGGCTATCCCCTCGTAATTAAGAAACTACAGTTATGGATAAAAGCTATACTTAAAAAGACTAACATAACTAATAAACAAATAAGCACTCATTCATTTCGTCATACTCATTGCGCGTTACTTATAGAGGCTGGTGTGCATATTAAGGAAATACAAGAACGCTTGCGACACAAAGATATAAACACCACTATGAACATCTACGCTAAGATTACGAACTCATACAAAAAAGACGCTTCCCAAAAGTTTAGTAAACTCATGGAAAACGTCTCAAAAGATTTATTTTAAAATTTCTATGACCAAATTACGACCACCCAATATTACAAACTTTATAAAATCAGCGTTTAACAGTCGTTTTACATCATTCCCGGCATGCCACCCATGTTAGGTTGGTCATTATTTTTTTCTGGAATTGATGCTACAACCGCTTCAGTCGTTAAGAACATTGCTGCAACACTTGCAGCATGTTGTAATGCTGAGCGTGTTACTTTAGTTGGATCAACGATACCTGCTTCTAACATATTAACCCACTCGTTTGTAGCAGCGTTAAAACCAACACCCGGCTCTGCGTTTTTCAAACGTTCTACAATAACAGAACCTTCTAATCCTGCATTTTCAGCAATTTGACGAACTGGTGCAGTTAGTGCTTTAAGTACAATATTTACACCTGTTTCAATGTCACCTTCTGCTTCAATTTCACTTACTTTTTGGTAAACATTTACTAATGCAGTACCACCACCTGCAACAATACCTTCTTCAACTGCTGCACGTGTAGAATTTAATGCATCTTCAATACGTAATTTACGTTCTTTAAGCTCTGTTTCACTTGCTGCACCTACTTTAATAACTGCAACACCACCTGCTAATTTAGCTAAGCGCTCTTGTAATTTTTCACGATCAAAGTCAGATTCAGTTTCTTCAATTTGAGATTTCAATTGGCTTACACGTGCATCAATGCTGTTTTCGTCACCGTCACCATCAACAACAGTGGTATTATCTTTAGTTACTTCTACTTTACTTGCAGTACCTAACATATCAATTGATGCATCTTTTAAATCTAAGCCTAAATCATCAGTAATCACTTGCGCACCAGTTAAAATAGCTAAATCTTCTAACATTGCTTTACGACGATCACCGAAACCAGGCGCCTTTACTGCAACAGCTGTAAATGTGCCACGCATTCGGTTTAGCACGATATTTGTTAATGCATCGCCTTCAACTTCATCAGCTACAATTAAGATTGGACGATTAGATTGAACCACTTGTTCTAATAAAGGTAAGATATCTTGGAAAGACGAGATTTTCTTATCTGTTACTAAAATGTATGGGCGTTCTAATTCAGCAACCATTTTATCTGAATCAGTAACCATATATGGTGATTGATAACCACGATCAAATTGCATACCTTCAACCACTTCTAGTTCAGTGTTTAGTCCATTTGATTCTTCAATTGTAATGACACCATCGTTACCTACTTTTTCCATAGCTTCAGAAATATAACGTCCAATTTCTTCATCTGCTGCTGAAATCGCACCTACTTGCGCTATTTCATTTTTATTTTCAACTTTTTGAGAATTTTCATGTAATGCTTCTACAGCAACTTTAACTGCTTTGTCGATACCTTGACGTAAACCAACTGGGTTCGCACCACTTGTAACATTTTTCAAGCCTTCTTGAATCATTGCTTGAGCTAATACTGTTGCAGTTGTCGTACCGTCACCAGCAATTTCATTTGTCTTATTTGCAACTTCTTGAACTAGTTTAGCCCCCATATTTTCATATGGATCTTCTAATTCGATTTCTTTAGCAATCGTTACACCATCGTTCGTAATTAAAGGTGCTGTAAACTCTTTATCTAATACAACATTACGTCCTTTAGGACCAATCGTTACTTTAACTGCATTTGCTAATTGGTCTACACCACGTAACATTGCTTGACGTGCATCTTCAGAGAATTTCAATTGTTTAACCAT